ACCTTCGACAGCACCCATACGGGTATTGTTTTGCAAGTACAGGTTATCAAGCATCTGACGGGTTACAGTAGTCTTGATAAGCTGGAGATCAACTGTACGATCAGCAGGACAATCCCCAAAAAACCTGTGAGGAATCGGAATAGGACAGATGGTGTAAAACGGCACATAGTCGGTTTCCTCGTTACTTAGGATTTCGTTCCCCGAAAAATGCACCCGTCTTAGTTCTGCAATCCCGTCTCCGTCGTAGTCAGTCTTTAGGTAGCACTCGAACACTTCAACCGTCTGCATGGACTTATCGAGACTTGGCTCCATGTAGGGCTGTTCGTCACGGTTGTATCGAGCTATGTACTCAGCGGAAAACTCAAGGTCGTTGTAAACCGGTAGATTCATTACGATCTCAGGATCGAACCCCATTGAGACAAGATCCGACCTTGTAATGAGTTTCCTGTGCGCGACAAAGGGCGTATCTCGAACGGTCTTTCCTGCCTTAGAGATCAAGAACTCTTCGGGAGGCACGTTCTCAACCTTAACTTTCCCTGCCTTTGTCTTACGCATGAGCGCAACGTTATGGACACGCATGACTTGACCGTCAATATCCTGCTCAATCGTCTCTTGCGCTGCGATCTCCATCGTCCCGTCAGACATAAGCATAGCTAGCTCATCGTCTGTCAGGTTTGCGTACTGCTCCTTAGTGACTGAAATCGAATCGTCCCAGTAGGCTTTAATGACACCGACCTTCTGAAGGATTGCGTCCTTGAACCAGTCGTGCATGATCGAGATGCCAGGGTTCTGCTTCATCAGCACCCAGTTGCAATACTCGGTAGCTTGCATTGCCATAGGCTCATCGCCTGGGCCTACAGGCTCGAATACACCGATTTGATCGGCAGACGTAAACAAACGCATAAGAGGCGGCAGCATCCCGTCGATAGCTTCTGCAACCTCACCGGTTACGATCTGGCTGCGACCCTCTACCTCGTTTCCATAGGGGTCACGCATGTAGGCAGTAAGCGCGTTCTTACGTTGCTCGACCGTCTCGGTCTCCAAGAAACCTATCGCGTTATCAATCTCACCTTGGAGAATCGCCTTTAATCGTCCGTCATCCATTTAGACCACCCAAGATACGTTAGGTTTCAGCGGCTTAGACCAACTTGTTTGCTCTGACATACCAACCGCAAGATACCGAAATGCGTCGCTCGCATGAGATGCCCAATCGTGCAAGGGCTTATCCCAGTAAACTTGACGCTTATCGTCGTATTGTCGCCGATAATTGCGTAGTGCGTCCACTCCGCGCTTAGTCTTGGAGTCGAACCAACAAAAGGGAATCAGCCTTCTCACGGCTTGTATCCCGTCGTCAACACCCATTCTCGGAACAATCGTGATGTTTAGCCCTGCTTCTTGCAGGAGTTCTAACCTAGACCTTCCTGATCCCAACTCCCTCACCTGCACATCGTGAGGTAGTAACTGCTCGGCTAGTTCGTAGTGATTTGTTCTCAGCCAGTTCACATACCAATCGAGCCCTTGACCGTGGTTCTCCACAAAGTCAATGAGTCGTGTCTCTAAGCCCACTCTCTGACAAACCCAGATTGCAGTGGAGTCGCCTATCCCTAGATCCCAGGCCGCATAAGTCTTAGCCAATCCATCTACAGGGATGTCATGGAATCGCTCAGACGGTAACTCATTGAGAAGTTGCCCGTAGTAACTTCCCTCGATTGCTGAGTCAAAGGAACACTCAAACTCTTGCAGGTACTTGTCATCTCCCATCTCGGACTTGGCTGCGTCGAGTTCAGCCTGAGGGATAAGACCAGTTTCGGATGCTCGGAACTCAAGCAATGCCCAATCGTTATGCTCTGACGCATGGTCTCTTAAGGTCTTGAAGTGGTTGTTTCCCTTTGGGGTTCCGAGAAATAACGCCCATCCCATTCTGTCCGATAAGGCCGGACGAACCACTTCCGACCAAATTTTAGGGTTCTGGTCGCCGAATTCGTCGAATACAACCCCGTCGAAATACTGTCCTCTAAGAGAGTCTGGGTTATCAGACCCCGCAAGTTGGATGCGTCTGCCCCAGAAATCAACCCGAAGTTCTGCAATATTGGCAGTGGCGTTAAGGGGCTCGGTAAACTTGAGGAGGTAATCCCAGATGACTCGTTTGGTCTGAGAGTAGGTAGGCCCAATAAACGCATATCTTGGAGCCTCCCTCTGATTTTCTATTGCGGACTTAATGATGTGGTTGACCGCAGAAACCGACTTTCCGCATCTCCGGTGAGCAACAACGACTCCAAATCGCTTATCTGCAAGCGCATGGTGGATCTGTAGCTGTTGCGCTCGCGGTGCATACGGAATGATTATTCTGGTTGCGCCCATGTCACTTGTAAAGCAACTGGTTGCCCGTCCTGACCTGTTACCTCTGTCCTCGCTAGCTTAGGTATGTGGTACTCAATAGCCCTGAGATAAATATCGCAAGCCTTTTCTGGGCTTTTCTGCGCTACTTCGTCTAGCCACATAGCAAAACGAGGTGCGTTTAGTTCCGCCATCTTAGCGATAGCCTCTCTCACCGCAGCAGTGCTCTTGTTAGGCACTCCCTTGGCCCTACCCATGCCAGCAGCAGGAGGTAGCTTTCTTTCACCATCTTCCAATACTTTGTTGTTCATATGTTGTTTGTTAGCAACGCTTTACATGCCTTCTTCATCTCTACGACGAAGATACTCTAAGACAGCAGGACTTAGTAAGCCTGCACCTATTGCCCCCGCTGCCGCTGGCGCATTAGTGACTTGTTGAGCGTTTTCAATGTCAGGAGACACTAGTTTTATTTGACCTGGGTCAAACGCTACATACGCTGTTGTCTCATGGCCGTAATTATCATCAAACCTTTCAAGTTTTAATGCGTCGTAGCCTTTTAATTTGGCCTCGTGAACTAGATCTGAAACAACAGAATCCCAACCCATACCACCGGAAAGAAGTTCTTGCGCCTCCATAGAAGTTGTTGGTTCTGGAACACCAATTTCATCTGCAACGCGCTTGCCTTCTTCAAAAATGTCAAAAACCATTGGATTTTTTATTTCAACATCTAACGGCATTACTTTTCCAGATTTGTTTTTTTTATCACCTTTTCTAGAGATCCAGTCAGCATATCCTTGGCTATCTGTTAACCATATTCCATTTACATTGTGCGCGGCTTCATCAATATCAAACGTCCGAAAATCTTTGTCAGTTCCATGATACAAACGAAGAGGTTTAACTGGACTTGTCTTGGCTGTTGGAAGCATATGTTCAGCTATTTTCGCCGCTTTAGTTGGGGCTTTTACAACTCCAAGAGCTCCAGCAACCGGAGGGATGTTTGCCAAAGCCTGCCCAGTTCTGTAACCCTCGCCGCCCTCGATAATTGGTGTCACCCCAAACAAACCTCTTCCTACGTCAGCAGCCTCTTGGAATACTTGCATACCTGGGCCTTGACCATAGCCAAACAAAGAACTAGCCCCGCGCGGCAACTGCTCCGGAAGCGGAGGCAAAAACTTCTCTTCGTCTAGCAAACCTTTTCTGCGCTTCACTTCTTGTTCCTCGCCGAGATTGCCTTTGCTTTCGCTCTTGCATCTTCCTTACTACTTGCACCCCATGCCTTTAGGCTTAGTAAGAGTCTAGTAGGGCTACCATCAGGCTTACGCTCTGGGCCTGGCATGTTACCCATTCTCGCTAGAAAACTCGCTCTGCGTGGGTTATCGCCACTCTTAACCGGAGCTTTCAAGTTAGAGCCAGGGTTAGCAGCCTCGTAAGACTTTCTACCCTTCTCGTTCAGACCGCCCTTAGCGTTCTTGCCTTCTTTACGAGTCCAAGCGGCAGTCATTTCTTAGCCGTTTTCGCTGATTCTTTGAAGGCCTTAGCCGTAGGTGCGCCAGGAGCCCCAGGCTTACGCATACGCTCAGGAGTCTTGCCAGCAGCCTTCTGCTTCTCTATACGCTCGCGTTTAGCGTGGATGTTCGCGTACAAGCCTTTCATTTCTTCCTAGCCTTTCCTGCCTCAGATAAGGCAATAGCGATAGCCTGCTTAGGGTTTGTTACCTCTGGGCCTTTCTTGCTTCCAGAATGCAACTTACCCTTTTTAAACTCAGTCATCACTTTCGAGATCTTCTTCTCCGCCTTCTTCATCGCCCATCTCCCAAGAAGCGCAAGACTTATCTGGCGCACACATAAAGTTCCACTGATGGCAATAACCCGCGCCTTCTGGCAGGCAATCTTCCATGTCCATGTCGAAGTATTCGCAATTGCCGCAACGTCTTTCTTGAGCCTGGCTTGCAGAGATACGCCACTTTGCGCCTAAGTCTCTCCAAAACTGAGTATCGCCCTCTCGTTCAGGGCCATACATTGCCTTCTCTTTTGCGATTGCCTTGTTCTCTTCGTTCAAAGCCTCGTCTTGCGTTGGAAGCGGACAGCTTTCGTCCTCTTCCTCATCGCTTTGTTTCACAACGATCATCACTTTAGGGGAAAGCAA